AAAAGCGCGCCGAAGCTGCCAAAAAGCGCGCCGAAGCTGCCAAAAAGCGCGCCGAAGCTGCCAAAAAGCGCGCCGAAGCTGCTAAGAAAGCTGAGCAAGATAAGGCCAAAGAGACAGCAAAGACTAAGGCCGATGTTGCTGCTAGGTCTGCTGCGGCAGCTACTGCTGCCCCTGTGGTTGAGGGTACGGCTGAGACAGTAGTTGAAGAAGAAGTTGAGGTTGATGTAGACGAAGAAGTCATAGCCGCTGAGCGCGGGGCAGACGAAGACCTAGATGCACAAACCGCCGCCCTACAAGACAAAAGCGACCAAGCTAGCCGCAAAGCCAAGAACAAAAATAGCAAGCCTAAGAAAGCTTCCAAGCGTGCCGCCAACATAGACGAAGACGTTAAGAAGTTAAAGGCTTTGGACAAGAGCAATCCTTTCTTTGAGTACTTCAACAAAGACAAGGACATAAACGGAGCACTGTCCAGATTAGCTGCCGACGTAGCCGACCGTGGAGCGAAGACAGACGCCGCAATAGCTGCGGAACTGTGGGTAAGTCAGAACCTGTCCACAGAAAGCAACGAGTTTTTTGGAGAACTAGTTAGGCTCAACCGCCGCAATATGGGTATGCCCTTACCTACTGCCAGTATGGCGCAAACTTCGGCCCCGTTATCCAGTGAGGTTATTGCTAAGCTAGAAGCAGGAGACCTGCGTGGTGCGATAGACGAACTAGCAAAGATCAAAGACAACAACGTACAGCGCGTTGCGGCAGCTATCTCGAAAGGCTTAGGTAATACTAAAGTCGTTATGGCTAGCAATGTAGTCAGCGAATCCGGTGAGCCGGTAGCGGGTTTGTACGACCCCAAGACAGATACGATTACGTTAAACCAAGACGTTGACTTATCTAACCACGTACTCCTGCACGAAGCCATGCACGCCGTGACCTCTCACGAGATTGCTAAAAATACTCCTGCCGCCAAACAGATGCGCGCTTTGTTTGAGTCTATACGTTCGGGACTGGACAGCGCTTACGGCGCCACTAATTTAGACGAGTTTGTAGCTGAGGCGTTTAGTAACCCTAATTTTCAATCCAAGTTGGCGGGTATCACCGTTAACGGCGAAAGAATTACGCTATGGGACAAGTTCAAAAACATAATCCAGAATATCTTACGCCGATTCCGTGGGCAGCCTAGCAAGAAGTTAGAATCTGCTATGGACAAGGTGGACATGTTGGTTACTGATCTTATCTCTCCTGCGCCTGAGTACCGTAATGCTACTGCTCTACCGCTAGCTGCGGCCAAGGGAGAAGAGAGAAAGGTTGTGGACAGCTTAGGTAAGTTTGTTAACGACCGGGTATCGTCCGAGAACATCGCCGCCGTATCTGGGTTTATGCGCGACGCAGAGCGAACTGCCCGCAAGACACTGTTAGATATGCTCCCACTTCCTGCTATTGCTAACGTTATAGAGCGAGAGATGCCTGCGATTAGTAAGCTAGGTAGAGACTTAGTGAATACTATTCAAGACAAGGCGGGCGCGCGCCAGAAGTACCTACGTAAAACTAACGATACTGCGGCGGCGCTTACTAAGGCGTTTAAAGGTAGGGACGAGCAGAAGAAAATTTGGGATGCTGTAATAGGCGCAAGTACGATGGACAGGGTAGACCCGTCAAAGCCGCGCTCGGACTACAAAAATGACACAGGTAAGTTAGAGAAGTACGACAGGCTACAGAAAGAGTACTGGAGTAAGCTGGACCAAACTAGCCGAGACGCCTACGTTACCCTGCGGGATTCTTACGCAGAGATGTACGCAGAGCTTAAGAAAACTTTGGAAGCTCGAATAGACGCCCTTGAGAAAGACCCCAACCTAAACAAACAGTTAAAGGATAGGATTCTCGGCGAGCTTTTATCCAAAGAGGCCATTGAGCCGTACTTCCCGCTATACCGCAAAGGCGATTACTGGCTACAGTACAGCGCGGTTAACCCAGATACAGGCAATATAGAACCGTACAAAGAAGCGTTTGAGTCTGAACGTCAGCGGCAGGTAGCAAAAGACGCCATACTAAACGACCCCGAAATCTTGGACGCCTTGCGTGATCCGAAGGTAAACAAGGCGGGGGTTGCCCCTGAAACCCTGTTCGACTTCTCTGAGTACGACCGTATAGACGAAGCCAAGCGACGAAGCCAAGGTAATGTAGAGGTCGGCTTCGCCGCCAAACTACTGGCGGAACTGCGCAAGCCCCGTAAAGACGACAAAACCGGCGAGCCGCTAAAGTTAGACAAGCAAACTGAGAAGATGGTGTTGGATATGTTGTTAGACGCCATGCCTGAGCGCGGACTGGCTAGAGCATTGCAGCAACGAGAAGGTGTTTTAGGTTTTAAAAAAGACGCTATAAAAGTACTTAGAGAGCGTATGCCTAACATAGTAAACCAGACCGTAAACTTACAGTACGAAACAGAACTAGCTAAGCTTAACATCGCGTTTGAGGCTGAGAAGAAAGAGGCAATGAACAAGCCGGGGCTTACGTTAAAAGATAAGCAAAATATTACTCAGACAGTGGGGCACTTCCAAGAGTACATAGAGTTCGCTAAAAACCCACAGCTAGCTACGTGGAGTCGTGCCCTTAAGTCTGCGGGCTTTGGTATGACCCTAGGCTTTAACGTGTCCTCTGTGCTAGTTAACTGGACTAACCTACCAATTGTAGTGCTGCCCTATCTCGGCGGCAAGTACGGATATAAAGACGCAAACAGAGCTTTGTTCGACGCCCACAAGCGGTTCATGGCTACTCCAAAGAGCCGTACTACGACCGGTTTCGGTGATGTTGTATTCGGTACGGCTGCGGAAGGGCCTTCACTTACTAACGTGGACTACAACGACCCCGCTACCTCCCCAGAACTACAGCGCTACAAAATTCTAGCGGAGCTTTTAGATAGGCGCGGGCAAGCTAATACGACCATGACCTCTGATGCCTTGGATATGGAAAACCCCGCCAGTACTGTGTGGACTAAGGTTAATGCTACTATGGGGTATATGTTCCACCAAGGCGAGCGACTTAACCGACAAGTCAGTGCTATGGCTACGTTTGATTTGGAAATGCAGAGCATTGCGGATGCAAAGTATAAAGGCGACGCTACTAAGCTGACAGATGCGGACCTCGAAGCCGCAGCCCAAGGAGCATTGGACGCTGCGGAACTAACAAACAGTGGCGCACTTACAGAAACCGCTCCTCGTTTTGCGCAAAGCAATCTTGGTAGTGTACTGTTTATGTACAAGCGCTTTGGTGTGTCGATGCTTTACTTGCAGGCGCGTATGGCTAAGCAGGCTTTCGATAAGAACCTTACCGGAGACGAGAGGACAGTGGCTAAGAAACAACTAGCGGGTCTGTTCGCTACTTCCGGGCTACTAGCGGGGGTACAAGGTCTGCCCCTGTACGGCGTTATCTCGTTCATTATGAACACTGTATTCCTCGATGATGAAGACGAAGACTTTGATACTATGGCGTCTACGTTCTTTAGTGAAGGCGCATACTCCGGCGCTATAAACTATATTACTGGTGCAGATGTAGCTCCACGTATAGGCATGACCAACTTGGTATTCCGTAGTCTGCCTAACAAAGAGCAAGATAGTCTCGTACTGCAAGGTCTTGAGCTATTCGCAGGTCCTGTGTACGGAGTTGCAAATCGCGCGTTTGGCGGGATCGGCTTAATTAACGAAGGTGAAGTGTATCGAGGCGTAGAGAAGATGGTGCCTAGCTTCGCAAGCAACGTAATGAAGTCGGCTAGATACAGTACCGAAGGCGTCACCACACTACGCGGCGACCCAATAGTCGAAGACATAAACCCGCTAGCTATAGCGGCACAAGCCGTGGGTCTCGCTCCTGCTAGCTACACACAGCAGTTGGAAAGAAACTCAGTAGATAAGCGTATAGACAGGAACGTGAATACGCGCCGCACTAAGCTGCTCCGTGAATACTACATAGCCAAGCGTACGAATGATTTCGGTGCTATGGGGGACATAAACGAGAGAATGCAAGAGTTTAACGAGGACAATCCAGACTTCCCGATCACCCCGGATACTATAGAGCGGTCGCTTAAGCAGCACGAAAGAACTAGTGACGTTACTAAGCAGTTCGGTGGAGTGACTATAAGCCCTAGACGTAGAGAAACTGTGTTGCGAGCTAGGATGGAAGCGGCGGGAGAAGAATACAAAAAAAAAAAAAAAAAAAGCCCCCGTGAAGGGGGCTAAGTTCTCGACTAAGAGAATGATGAACCTGTATTCTATCACACCACACGCCAAACACGCACACCATACTTGCCCGCTTCTATCACTACACGGTGTTCTATCTGCGTTGCGGTTAGTTTAGTTATCTTTTTTACTTGGTGTACCGCCTTAGCGGTGTCTATACACGGTACAAACATAGACGTGCCGACGGCAAAGCGCTCTACATCTACTTCAAACGCAATGCCGTCCGGGTCTATCTCGTTGGGCTTAAGCTTTCGGCGCATACAAAGATTCTAAATTTTCTGGGGTTTCAAACTCGTCGTCGTCATCGTCCCCCGCATCGAAGTTTACGCATAAGACATACACGCTGCCTATGTTTATCGTGGTGCCTTTACCTAAGTGTACCTTCTTCTTGACGCCCCCCATGTGTTTATATATCTCCTCATCTACTTGGGTAGGGTTATGCTTCAGTTTCCGCATCTCGGTTTTGAATGGTTTAATAAGCATATAGAACCTCTTCACATCATACTCATACCGCCCAACCCAAGAGTAATGGGGTAGCTTCTCTGGGTTAACAAAGGTATCGGTTAGCCCCGACTCATCCTTGCTTCTGCCGTCCTGTGTGCTCTTTATGCGAATAATCTGCCCCTGCTTCTCGAAGTAGTAGTTCCTAACTAAGTCATATATGTCTATGTCCAGCGAGCTGTCTACGCCCTTCATATATTTTAGACGTGCGATAGCCCAATCGCTAAGCCCTTGTATGTTTATGTTCCACAAATTGCAGCGCTTTGCTAACACTGCCCCCGCTAAGTTACACGCGGCGTTAGCCACCCAGTTTCTGTTTTGATCGTTCAGTCCCGCGCGCTTTATTACTAGTTTACGGAATTTAAAAACCAAATCCTCCACCGCTTGGGGGTCGCGTAGTATCTCTTGAACTATCAACTCTCCTGCGTGGCCGTGGTTGTTAACTACCGCCCTGTTCAGCGCCATGGTTTCATCTTCTGGGATGTCTAACTTCTCCAAACGTGTTTCTATAACACGCTGAATCTCTCCTCTTGGTACCGCCTTAGCGTTAGACAAATTGTCTATGAAACTAGTGTTACCGTTAGTACCTAACATCAAGGCCCAAGCCTTACCTTGGTACCGTTCTTTATTAGTACCGCCGCTAGTCATACGAGTCTTCTGCTTACCGCTAGTAACCGCGTACGCTATATCACTAACGTCGTCTCCTTCCATGTTGGTAGCTTCGTCTATGTAGATCGGTAGATTCTTCATAGCCTCCGCCCTGTTCCAAATAGAGTTGGCTGTGGACTCCCCGTTCATTATGTATTCTTCTGGGTTAGCCCAAATAGACGCGCCGACAATCATACCTGTGGACTTGCCGTACCCCGACTCTGGGCTGTACACGTGGTTTATACACCCGCGTATGTTAGGGATGAAAGTCATTAAGATAGACCCTATCGCCGTAGCTACCATGAACTGATGTGGCTCCATGTTGGGTTTCTCATAGAACTCCATAGCTTCTCGCCAACCATCTAGCGTCCCGCGTCTCTTAAACATAGGCATATACCGTGCAGTATGCCCCGAGGGTGGGTTCTCTTCTACTCTGTCTGCAAATATCTCTCTATCCCCAAGGACAAAAGACTCCATGTTCTCTGTCCAACCAAACTGAGTTTTTGCGTCCACGCGGTGTATCTGCCCCGCTAAGTCTTCTACCCAAGCCTGAATGTAGTTCATTATGTTATCCGGTTTTAGTAAGTGGATGTCGTTCCTACCCAAAGCTTTCCGGCACTCGTCTCTGGAGGTTAGGTCCGTACCTTTTATTACGAACGTCTCTATCCCCTCTAACCTAGTATGGTGTTTAAACTCAAACGAAGGCCCATCTACGGGGTCCATTATTCGCTTAGTTATATACAAGTCTCGGGCGTAGATCGGAATTTCTTCCATCTCTTTGGTGTCTTTGTTGAACTGGCGTACGTATATCCCGCCACGTGCGCCCCTGAAGTACGGTGCGGGGTAAGTAGGTATCGTATAGTCTATAGTAGGTACGACGCCCTCTACCTCTTCGTCTTCTCCTGAGTTAGCAAACAACCCCGAATCCGCAGACACAGTAGCAGTAGCCACAGAGGGGTCGGGTATCTGTATTATGTTATCCGCTTCTGTAGCTTCTTTTATCTCATAGGATAAGTTTATCGGGCTTTTAATCTTGCCCCACAGCGGGCAGTTTTTGCATGTCTCTGGGTTGTCCCCCTCAAAGGTAGTACATAGGTGGGGTGAGTGTAGTGATGCTGCTACCTTCTCTGTTTCGTCCGCCGAGTAGGCTTCGTACCCTTGTGAGACTACGTGTATGGCTTCTGGTTCTTCACAGTGTTTTGCGACAGACAGCACGTGCGTCCAGTCATTATAGGATAAGCTGTTAGGGTCAAACAGCGCCTTATGTATTTGCGCGCAGCCTTTACCCTCAGCGTCCTTCAACAGTATGTTTGCAAACTTCTTAACTAGGTTATTGCCTGCTAAGTTCTTTGCGTTTTCCTTGTCGGCTTGCGTGTACTCTCTTTCTTGAAGAACTGGTATTAAGTCTGGGTAGGGCAACTGCGCGGCAAACTCTTCTAGCACCACTGTGCTCTGAGGCATACCCACTACTTTAACCTCTGCGGGAGGGTCGAACTTGCAGTTATGGCTATTGGGCACGCGCAGTATTCTTGCCGCGTCCGCAGTTATAGCGGGGTCAACATGGAAGTCGTAATCGACACACGCTTTCTTAAGTCTAGTGGCTACCGGCTGCCACTCTTGTCTAGTACACGGCTTGTCTAACGCCCAGTACACGTGTAAGCCCCCGCCGGAATCGACAATAATGGTAGGCTTAGGTAGGGATAGCTGTTCGCAGAACGCGCGCAATGCGCCCATTCCACTCTTTTTATCTGGGTAGGGTTTGGTTTCCCCACAGTCTATATCTAAAAACAGAGAGCGCATTTGGCATACGTTTTCTGCTAGCCTACTACGCTCTTTTACAAAAGTACCTAGCGCGTAATACGCATCGTACCCCTCTGCGTCGCGGTTCAGTGCAGTGTTGACTACTGAGTCTATTGAGTTATAGAACTTGGATACATGTTTGTTATCTTTAGTTCGTATAGCGTAAACACAATAAAACCCTTCGTCCCCTAGCACTGTACTTAGAAATTCCTTCGTATTCATCATCACATCTCTTAGTACTTTTTTTGAGGGTCGAGGGTTCCCTAGGGAACCCTAGCCCGTTTATTTTAATGCGTTGGGTCTAAAAGGTTAGTCGTCCCACTCTTCTAAAAGACTAGACAAGTCTTCGTCCGGCTTGGGCTGTTCCGCCTTCTTCTTAGATACCTTTACCGTAGGCTCTTCGATTGCCTCCGCAGCCGCTACAGGTTCTGGCTTTGCTTCTGGCGCGGGCGCAGGTTTTGCTTCTGGCGTAGGGTCCGCAAACAGAGGGGGTAGTGCGGCGGGTTCTGCTACTGCGGGGCCGTCTTGCTCAGTCTTCTTGCTTACCGTAATAGTCAACATCTTCTCTACTTCTGGACTCTTCTGTAAGTCGATAGACATTAGCAGTTCGGATTCTTCCAGTGGACGCAGCGGCTTAAAGCAAAGCTTAGGCGTAGACGCATCAGTATCGAAACGTATTTCGGTAAGTACCGAAGCTACTGGAGACGTGTGGCTAGCCAGTAAGCGAGCGTAGGCTTGCATCGGCATCTTGTCCTGCTTGTCCCCAAACACACTAGTAGCCGGTAGAGATAGTTGGTACACCTCTTTAGATACTATGTTGCCTTCGCCGTCCGCGAGTAATAACGCTACACGCTGTTGGAACCTACACGCACGGCTCTCGCCTTGCCCCGAACCTTTTACGTTCTGAGCGCAGTCACCACACTTATTCGCTTGGCGGTCGCTAGAAATTACGTCATCTGAGGGGAACCCTGTACGGGTGTCGGCGGACCAACATACGGGAGGGTTAGACTCTCCGGCAGCGTAAGTGCCTTTGTAGTACATCCTAGAAAGCGGTGCGGCTTTAATGATTACTGCTTTAAGCGAGCGGCTTTCTAGTTCGGCCACTTCCTTACCGTTTACGAGCTTACGGAATACCCCACCACGGATACTTAGTCTATGGCTGCTAGAGTACTCTCCACCGGTTAAGTTCTTCTCTGGCGCTAGTTGGGCCAAAAGGTCTTTGTACGCGGCGGGCATGTTTTCAAATAATTGTACGTTGCTCATCATTTACTCCTAAAAGTCTTCGTTTTCGTCTAAGTCCAGAACCAGTTGTTCTTGTAGGCTTGGACGTTCTGTGGTCGCGCTTGTAATTTCATAGGCAAGGTCTGATACGCTTTCTTCCGGCATATTAGTAACTTCGTCTACGTGTTCTTCTAGCTCTTTCCCCGTCCGCAGCGCGTCGATAACTTGGGGGATGTTAAACCTATAGGTGTTCGCTACTTTTATGTAGGTATCCCTAGGGATAAAACCTTGGCGTACCCACGCCCGTAGCGTTTGGGTTTTTACGTTCAGCACTTCCGCCAAATCGTCTATTGGTACATACGAATCTACATCGTTCAATTTTTACTCCTCCTTACAGTTACTGTGTACTCCCTATCGGTGTTAAGGCCGGGCGGGTGTAGGTCTGGGTTCTCTTCTAAAAACTGCTTCATGTTGCCTTGGTGTAGGCGCTTCTCTAGTAAGTCTACCGCTTCGTTTTCTAGCATAAACTTACTCATAGAATCCCAATCACTAGTCCAGTATTTAGTTCTTACTGAACGGTAGAAGGACCCTAACTCTGTCTTACCAGACTCTAGTCCTGTTGCTTTGCAGTGAGCTAAAAGCGCGGCCTTAACTTTACCTAGCTTCTCCTCCAAGTCGTCCTCTTGCTTTTTCATCTCGGTGACTATCTGCAACTTCTTATCGCGTATCTTTATGTACACCCCGATGAGTTTGTTTAATCTAGCCTCATCCGCAATCTCTTCACTCATACGCACATCTCCTGTGTAGTGTTTTAGTTTAATGGAACGACATGTAGTCTATTCTAGTTATGTTTAGGTATCAAGCACATCGTTGTATAAATCTATCATTTTTGTATGTACATTTATTTTTTGGTCTAACATTTTATAAACACGTTGCTCTACTGACGACCCTTGTAGCTGCACCACAGTGCATGGGTGTTTCTGCCCAGAGCGGTGTACCCTAGCGTTAGCTTGCGCGTACGTTTCTAAAGAGGGCACTGGACCCCACCATACAATAGTGTTTGCTGCGGTAAGCGTTACGCCGTGCGCTGCGGCTTGGGGTTGGATAATCAGTACCCTAGGATCAGAGGTAGTTTGAAACTCGTTGAATATGGCAGTACGTTTGTTGGCCGACACATCCCCGTTAATAATTGCGTTGGTTATACCGTCCTTGTTTAGTTTCTCTGCGAGTATTCTAATCACGTGTTTGAACGGCACAAAAATTAAAACTTTCTGGCTAGACTCTGCGATTACTTCGGATAATACTTTGTAGCGGTTCTTCACGTCAAACTCTACGGTCTCTCCGCTGTCGGAGTACACCGCCCCACAAGATATTTGTAGCAGCTTGTTCATGTTAACCGCAGCGTTAGCGGCAGAAATAGATTCGCCCGCAGCTATCGTAAGCATATGACTTCTAAGTATTTTGTAATACTTGTTCTGTTGAGGGGTTAGTTCCACCTCGCGTTTTACGTACGTCATTTCCGGCAGGTCTAGGCACTGTTCTTTAGTAAATCTAATTGCCGGTTGAAGTGCGTTGTACACTATAGTCGTAGCGCTTTCCTTGGGAACCCACTTGAATTGGGTAAGCTTGGTCATCACCATCTCTTTGAAAGCCCCCGCAAAGCGGGGTACGGCCTTTGGGTTAATTAGTTTCGCTAACCCGTACGCGTCAAGCGGCGATTGTGCAGCAGGTGTACCCGTCATCATCCACAGCCAAGTAGTTGGTTTTATTATAGAATTCAATACCTTCCATCGTTTTGCTTGTGGGTTCTTATAGTGTGTGGCTTCGTCCGCTATGATTAAATTAAAGCCGCCCTCGTCAATCGCATCCCGCACAATCTCTACGCCGTCGTAGTTTATGATTACGTATTCCGCACCACCTCTAATTATCTCTTCTCGTTTCTTCCTAGCCCCGTGAGCTATGTCAACCGTACGGTGCATAGCAAAGGAGAACAGGTCTGCCCGCCATGCTGAGTCCATAATCGACAGAGGGCATATTATGAGAACGCGTTTTACTATCCCCAATTGTATTAGGAAGTCCGAGGCCCATATAGAACTGGCCGTCTTACCGGTGCCTTGCTCGTTAAAACAAAACGCCCGTTGGTTCATCGTTAAAAAAGCAGCCGTGGTTTTCTGGTGCTCGAACGGTTTAAACTTACCGGCCCAACTGTACTGGCCTAAAATTGGTGACGGTACGTTCTTTATCCCTAGATTTTTTAATACCCGCGCTTCTTCCATACCCCATTTAACTAGCACTTCGTTGTTGCCTAAACTTTTACTGCGGGGTATTGCTGTTGTTATTTGCATGGGGTTACGCACTTTAAGCCGCAACGCCTTGTTGTCTACTATCTGCATCTCTTTCTCCAGAGGACAAAAATAGAGAGAAACCGCTGTGTGCTTCCCTCTATTTACTTTTTGTAATGTTGCGTTACTTCTTCGTCGTTTTCTTTTTGTAGTTTCTAGCACGGTTCTTACTGGAGCTTTCTACTGTTACCCCGTCTTTGTTTGAACCGCCTTTACTAAGTGCTTTCTTGTGGCTAACGTCTTTGCCTTCGCGCTTATCGGCTTTGCCGTTGTTGTTCTCGTCCTTGCCTTCCTTGTCCATCTTTCGCCTAGCGCGTTGGCGTTCCATCCTAGCTTCAAACTCAGGACTGCCGACGGGTTTGTTCTTTTGCTTAGGTCTATCTTTTGGGTCCTTGTAAGGCATAGTAGTTCTCCTAATCAGTTGGTTCAGAATCGTCTACGTAGTCAGCAAGTTTCCCATAGGAGGCTAGCGGTCCCCCTTCCATAAGATCAGAAAAACTTAAGTAAGATACATCTGGGTCGTCTTTGTCTATAGTTACTCCACGATAAGACCAAGCATGTGACGGTGCCGTGGACTGGCCTTCTACAAACAGCTTACCGTACTGGCTGATAATCCATACCCCCGCCTCAGCTCCACCCTTACCAACTAAACCCCAGTACCGCATCTTCTGGAAATTACACCGTTGATTATAGTTTAGCTGAAGAGCATTAAGGTGCGCACTACCCCCCACGTCATACAATCTCTTCAACGACACTACCATGCCCGTGTTTAGTTTGTGTCGGTAGGCTACCATTTTGGCGCCGCAAGCTTCGCAGGTCTTGGTCTGTTCATCATTTTCATAGTCAATCATATTTATCTCCGTCCGTTATGTGGACATTCCATTACTATACAATGCGCTCTACATAACCCAGTAGGACGCGGGTTCCAAACATCTACTTCGTAGGCTTTCGCCATCTTGGCGTAGTCGGCCAACCACTTCTGCCATAGTTCCGATTCTTGTTCTATGGTGTAGGTGTCTTTTACAAACGCGTTGCATACCACGAACAGCAACCCGCCTTTTATTATCTTCACTTCGGGGAAGTGCTTGAACATAGCCAAAGCCATTAGTTCTAGCTGCCCCTTGTCGGCGTACTTCGCAGACTTACCCGTCTTGTAGTCTATTACCTTAGCGGTACCGGCTTCTCTATCAAGTATGGCAAGGTCAACTACCCCCCGCCACCATACGTTTTTGTCGAAGAAACCACACGGCTCTAGGTCCGCCGTAAGTCCCATCTTGTACTCGCACAGCTTCTCGCCCTTCGAGTTCTTTAGTTTATCCAAAGCCGCAAGTGTGTAGTCAAACCTAGCTTCTAGCTCTACGTCGTCTCTTATGTACTCTTCCGCTGCTTTGTGAAACTCGTTGCCGTACAGTATGGCGTCCGTGTTGAAGTCTTCTTTGTAGTCTTTCGCTACCTTTAAGTGGTAGTACTTCTTAGGACACTGCTCGAAAGTTTTTATGCTGCTGAAGGACCATGTGGGTTGCGCCATTCTGTACATTCTCCGTAATTCTTTCCGGTTTCCACGTCACCACGCACCGGAAGGCCCTTTGCCCAATCGGGGGTGTAACGCATACATTCGGATACGTAAGCTGCTGCTTCGTTAAGCTCACTATCTGGTACAGAGCATACCACAGAGTCATGTACGGTAAGAAGTATTGGGTAGCGTTTTGATATTAGTAGCATTTGTTCCGCCATAATACACCGCGCTATAGCTTGGCATACGTTCTCTACTACTTTACCCCCGTAGATTCGCACGTCTCCCCTACGCGTTTTGTATGAGTACTCTAGTCCGCGTTCGCCTTCTGAAGTTTTGAGGTCTCCGTAACGCATCATCAAACCGTTAGGTAGGCGTATACCGTTCTGTTCTGGAACTACTTGTAGTACCCCACCTAATCCTATTGCGTAAGCGTCGCCCGCAAGCATGCCCTCCAAAGCTACCTGACACTCCCGCCACAACTTAATGATCTGGTTGTTCGTGTGCCTGTATATCTTAATAATACGCGCGGCTTCCTCCTGCTCCATGTCAACGCCTAAAGTCTTTAACTGCTCCTTAAACCGCACCGCGCCCATACCGTAGCCGCATCCGAGTATTGTCGTTTTCCCAATAAACCTTGAGGGTCCGTCTATGTCTTCTTCCTTCTTGCCGTAGATAGCGCCCGCCATCTTCTTGTACACATCCTCGCCGTTCTCGAACGCGGCAACCAAGTCGGACTGCCCTGATAGCCACGCAAGAACCCGCGCTTCGATCTGAGCGGAGTCAGCTTCTATTATAGAGTACCCTTCGGGCGCGCAAATACTGGACTTAAGTACCTTGGCGTTCGGCCCCCTTGACGGTAAATTCTGGAGGTTCAATTTATCTGAGCCGCCCCACCTTCCGGTATGCGCTGCGTAGTACTTGATAGGAACCGGCATCCTCCCCCGCGACGCTACCTCTAAGAACCGTTGGGTTCGTGTTTCTTCTAGGGTACTTTTCAATCCGATACGGGCGGCGACTAAGGCTTGTACTCGTGGGTCTTCGTGTTCTTGTAGGGCTTTGAATGCTTCGTCACTCTTAGCAAACGCAAAGGCTTCCTTACCAGTACGCAAACTTGTTTTCATAGGTGGGGTAACGCCCAGCGCCTCGAGTGCTTTGGCAAACTTAGGGTTAGACATCAGCTCGTCTTTCTCTATCCCGCACTGTTCTAGGAGTTCATCTTTCTGGTCTTTAAGAAGGTCCAAATGCAGTTTTAGTTTCGGCGTATCCAACTCTAGTACGGGGTCGATAAACATACGTAGGGTCATGTCTATTACTTTAAGTTCTATAACAGGGAAGTCTGCCGCAAACTTGTTATACAGTTTATAGGTAATCTCCGTGTCGTTTACGCAGTAGTCTCCGTACCGATCTAACTCTTCGACAGAAAAGTCTGCCCGCCGTTTACCAACTGCATTGAGTATCTCTGTGCCCTTTACCCCTAGCTCGTACTTCTCCGCCAAGAACGCAAGCGACCCGCCAACCTCCACGCCATGTAGCGCGCGTGCCATACACAAAGTATCAAGCCATACCCGAGGGTGAATATCAAACAGCCAACTAAGAATAGCCCCGTCAAACATAGTATTGTGAGCCAATACAGCAGAGTTTTCCCAATCGTAATTAGCGAGTAAGTATTTTTTGAGTGCGTCATGTGGACCACTTAGCCATGTTGTTTCCTCATTGTTCACCTTAACGCTAACGCCTATTACCTCAAACCCTTCGTGGCGCACGTACTCTTCTGTAGTTAGTTTGCGTAGTGAGATGTCTTTGTCGTAGTACGTCTCGAAGTCTACCGTTATTATATTCACGTTACACCAATCCCCTGTCTTTAAGTATTTCGTAGTTGGCTTTGTGAGCGTCTTCAATGTCTTGTTTGCTTTGCCCGTGGTAAGCCACGGCTAGGTGTTCAGTAACTAAGGCAGCGTTTATGGACGTTTTAGCTGATACAAATATCACCCCCA